ATGCAAAAATATTTTTCCAGAAAAATTACACGAAAATTCTTTTATTCCTTTGCATTTTTTCTGATAACAAGTTTTCTGACGGGGACTATTCTTTTTCCTGTAAAAATAGTTTCTTTGGCTTCTTCTGGTAATTCTATGGAAAACTCTTTAAATCCACTTTCTGACAATTCAGGAATCAACGAGCTTTCTAATCGTTTAAAAAATATTACTACTTCTAATAATATTTCTGTTCAAGCTGCCACTGATAGTACTTCTAATGTTTCTTACCAGACTAACTCTGAAAGTTCCAGTGCATCTTCTGCAAACACTGGATTTCAATCCGCTGCACCTAATGCCATTTTAATGGAAGCCACTACTGGTACAATTCTTTATGAAAAAGATGCAGACAAAGAAAAACCGCCTGCAAGCGTCACAAAAGTTATGACTCTCTTACTTATCTTTGAAGCTCTTTCAAAAAAGCAGATTACCTTAAATGATACGGTTACCGTCAGCGAACACGCTGCATCTATTGCTCACTTATGATGGAACTTATAGTGTAACTTATTTACTCTTAATAAGCTTGCCTTTCTTTAGAAGATTAAGCAACCTTGTATTCTGTGTGGCACTGCCAGTATAATTCTTAATCCCGTTTAAGGTTGCAATCTTTTTGCGGTTACTCTTCGAAGGATTGATACTTAACGATTTCAATGCATCTACAATCGAACTAGATTTTCCCTTATATCGTGGATAGTATACAATCTTTTTCTTAACAGGTTTTTTTGTATTTTCTTCAACTTTTTTCTTCACTGGCTCTTTATAAAGTACATTTAAGTCAAAGTTTCCGCTGTTACCGTTTGAAATCGTCTTCGGGAAACGTCCTTTAGATGTATACTGCCATGCGACATTTGCTGCTGCTGGCTTTTTCTCCTGATTTGGATTTGTTGCGATCTGCATTCGTTTATTTCCGTTATAATAACGGGCAATCCACCAATTGTTACACTTTACAAGCTTTCTATCAATGTGTTCATTGTAATAGCTCATACCTGTGTAGACTCCAAATTTGTAACCACGAGATTCTACTACCGCCTGTGCTGCATTGATGATTTCGGCGATTTTCGCCTTACTTAATGATGCCTGCACTTTATCTTCCAGGTCAAACCATACGCCATAGGTAAAGCATTCCTTATCAATCTTATCAAGAATATCGCAGACCAGTTCCATGTCACTTTTAGCTTTCGTCGCTGTAGTTGCATAGGAATAATTATATACTCCCCAGTCGATTTCATTCTCATTGCAAGCTGCAAAATTCTCGTTGAACTTTTTATCTCTGTTCAAGTCCTTTTTGACAATCTTTAAAATCGCTCCCTGGCATCCGTATGATTTCGCTTTTTTCCAGTCCACAACTCCATTATAACTCGATACATCAACTAATTTTCTCATATTATCAGTCCTCTTTTCTATCTAATCCAATGATTTTGCAAATCTGTGCCGGTAATAAATCCGGATTAATCTTTCCGATATTTTCGATGATGCTGCCCAATTCCATCAGGATGATATAGGTACATACTCCCGCCGCGATTGGAATCTGAAATCCTAAATCTACAAATTTTTGAGCGTAATCAATCAAATAAGCCAAGGCAACAAGCAGAATCGAACCGAACTTATGATACAATCCTCTACGCATCTCTGACGATTTCCAGATATGATTAGCACAAGCAGAAATATTTCCACTGATCGAATCAAACACAATAAATAAACAAGTTAATAAAGGTAACATAATAGCATCCATCTCCATTCCTCCTATTTCACAACTACTATTCCTCTGTACTTTTCGTTTGTACACTTTTTCTTATTTTCTTTTTCAACTGTTGTTACGTTCTTTTTTCCGTCCGAGAATCTCCATACCCTACCCGTCTTGTTGTCCCGTAATAAGACAACCGTATGGATCGGGTTGCTCTCCTCAAACAAAATCATATGTCCTTTTTTTAGATGTGCTTCGATTCTGTCATTACTCATGCTTTTGTGATAGGCTGCCGGCTTCCCTGGGCAGATCATATTGATTCCCCTCGCAATTTCTGTGAGCGGATACTTTGCGCCGCATTTCAGTTTTCTTCGAGCGTACTGCAATGTCTGCTGCATATTTTTCTTAACGCCCTTATAGCGTAAAGCCATATAAAAAGCGACAAGGCTACAACCATGTCGCTTGATAAAATCCGTTTTAAAATTATGCTGTGAAGGGACCGGGATAATCCGGCCGTTGTCTAAGATAACCTTCCACGGAAAACGCTTTTTTGTTTTTTTATCCTTATTTGCTACTATTTTCATTTAGATCACCCTTGCAAATTGCTATTTTACTCCACCGGCCGTGGTATTTTCCGAATACGGGACGGATGCGGATGTAATAATTTTGATGAATATGTGCGCACGGTTCGTCATTTAAACTGCACGTGTATTCCCTCGTTGCACTACCCCAGTTTGGACCACCTTTCTGATTATGCACATCTTTTTTAAATTTTTTATCCGGTGAAATCTGGTGCTCGTACCCTGTCGCATTTTCCAAATGCGTCCATTTATACATAAATTTTCGTTCATTTTTTCCAATTGTGTTGTAGCTGATAGAAATTTTTATCGGCTTATGTGTCACAGCCCGTACAAAATTTTTATAGTTTTCTGTACGATTGTAATTCACCGTTCTAGCAGACGTATAAACCGGAAATAACAGACAGCACATCATCATTACACATAAAATCATTCTCTTTTTCATAACTCTTCTCCTTTATTTTTCTGAATTATCAGTTACCAATTCCTCAAAACCACTGTCAATCAAAATTTCTTTCACTTTTTCTTTTAACAGTCTCGGTACATCCTTGTACTCTTTTTTTCCTAGCATAATCTGCTGCGCCCATAACATCGCCATCATTTCTTTACCTCTACTTTCTTTAATGTAAAAATATGTTAACAGTTTTAACATTACTGATAGACTAACTCGCTCATTTCGAGCAGGCATTCCTTCAGCATGTTGTTTTCTTCTTTTACCTCTGCGATCATTTCCAGTGCTGTTTTCTCTCTTTCCGGTTCGTAATCTAAATATTTCGCCGGATCAGCAGCAATCATCTCCTGCGTAACCATAGATGAATCAACATTAAATTCGTTCATGTCATAGCGAAACTGAACAAATTCATTTTCCTCGCATTTCTGCGTGACTTCTTCAACGGAATTTAAATCATAGATAAATACATCCGCCGTGCCATCTGGAAGCGAAAAATAATCATAGCTTTTTGTCAAACGGCTGGTAAAATAGCCTTTGCTTCGCATCTAATCACCTCTTTTGCTCTGTTTAATGTTCTTTTTATGTTATATTTCCTCGAAATCATCACTGAATCAGAATTTTTAACCATGCCGTTACGGGAGATTATCTTATTTGCTACATTTCTACACATTGTTCTCGCTTTATTTTTATATCTCACAAGCAATCTCCTAATTCTTTTCCAGTTCCTTTTTCTGATTGTTGTATGTGTTCTCGTGATTTTATAGCCCATCATGTCGATTGTTTCCGAACCTCTATGATAATTATTCTCGCTCTTAAATCGTAGCCCTAATTTTCTTTTCAGAAAATCATGTAGCATTTTGCGTGCCTTCTTTAGATTTTTAAGATTTGGTGAAAACAAAATAATATCATCCATATAGAAAAGCTTCTTTGAGATCATATTAATTCGCTTCCCTCTTCGGAGTGTGTAACAATGATTATCAATGTAGTGCCAGGCGTATGACAGATAGTAATTTGCTAAATACTGACAGAGATACGAGCCGATACACAGCCCTTCTTCGTATGTATCTAAGAGGCGATAGATAACTTTCAAAATTGCTTCATTCTTAATATCCCTTGCAAGCAATTTCTTTAACCTGTCACACGGGATACTCGGATAATAATGATAGATATCCTCTTTGCAGTAATACTTTGTTGCTGCCTCGTCTTTTCTTATCCATCTCTCAATTGCTTTCTTTCCGAATATTTGTCCCCTTCCTTTCATGCTTGCGCATTGATACGGTCCGATTTTGGCATCTAACATCGGTTTAATTGCATTAATCACGATGTAATCATAAACCTGCTGCTTAATGCTTGCGATTCCGATTCTTCTCTCTTTCCCACTCGCTTTATCAGTTCGATTCTGATAATGAATTTTTCTAAGAGGTATACACTTATTATTGATCTCCTCTAATAAGTCCTTAGCGATTACAGGAAAGAGGGTCTTTTTAACATTCTTTCTCGCTTTAGCATCGCTATATACATAGTGACGGATTGATTTTGCCGCATCGTGTAGGCTTTTATCCGTCATTTTATGACGAATAGCATATCCCGCAAGGAAATAAGCTACATCCTTACGCCTCCATCTTCTTTTTAAACAATCACTTAAACATTTTCTTATGTATTCTTCCGTGAATACAAAATTTTTGCAAAACCGTTTCATTTACATCCTTTCGTTGTATAGCATAGACTTTCATTTCTATTACTAGCCTACCGGTTTCATATACAATTTTTAGACTACAACTTTAGTTGAGCCTAAGGAGCTTTCGCTGTCCTGCCAAGGTACGAAATACGTGTCAAAAGTTATTTTAGATGTATAATTTTTTCGAATTGCGACCGCCGATATTCCACCTGTAGTTCCCAAGCCTGTTGTTCAGATTCAGGTAGAACAACCCGCAGGTATCCCTGTTCCTGAGATTGCCAAACGACTGAAGCGGTGCTGACACGCAAACCCTAGTTAATGAGGGGAAGAATCCCCTCTTCCTTACGGAATTCACCCCTCTTGCAAAACCGCATTGACAGAAAGGCGACCGCCGACATTCCACCCGCAGTTCCCAAGCCCGCAGTTCAGACTCAGGCAGAACAACCCGCAGGCAGCCCCGCCCCAGAGATCGCCAAACGACCGAAGCTCCCTTGTTTCTCCAACACCACCACTTAGATATATCGCGTCACCGCACCCTTTTGAGCTACCGCTACCACTTTCTCCACAGCTTGCTGCACATAGATATCCATTCTTAAAATTTAAATGCGTAATATAGTTCCATGCGTTTTTACTTGTTATGCTAATCTCCAATAACTTAATATAGCCTGCTTGATTCTGTTTAGGAACCGTTACCGCCTTTGTTGCATCTGCTAATCCATAAATCTCGCATGCGTTATCGCCAGTAATGATGCTAAATCCGGACATAATCTCATAGATACCCAGCTGCATCTCGATGCCCTGAAAAACAATAGGATATCGTCTGTTTGTGAGGCCTGCGACCGTAGGACAAGGGCTTCCTGTTCGTCCTTTCACATCCTTATTAAATCCGGTTCTCCAGTGCATCGAGGACATGATACATCTTAATTGTGTATCTCCAGATTCCTGATGCACCGTTGAGAATGCATCACAATCAAGATAAACCGCCTTGTTGTTATCATCTAATGTCTCAATTTTTAAAACCTTAACATCAAATGCAATCTCATGAATTCGCTTATCATATCTATCGTTAGAACGGCTTGAACCACTCATATATTCGTGCCCGACAGATACATAGCTTCCGATTTCAATGCTGGAGGCCTGCGAATTTGTAACAGGAAAATAAGTATGTAACTCATCGCTTTCAATCGAGGCAACAAACTGAAAACTATTACCAGTGCATCCCGTCATTGTTTTATCACTGCTGATATCTCCGAACATCAATAGCCATGTGGTCTGGATATATCCATTATCTAAAAATGTAGCTAGCGAATAGTACTTTCCGCGCTTCTTCATACACGCAATGCTATCATTCATTGAAATAGCTTCTGTTGTAGAATCACTCGTTCGGAATGCACAGCGTTTATTCGGCTGAGAATGTAATAAACCATCATCACCTGTAACAAGCGGATATTTCGCGATCAGGAAGAAAGGATTCTTTGTCCCGTCTAAGTTGTATGCTAATTTGTTGAGTTCATAGCCTTCACGAGGGGTGAAACAACGAGAATATCTCATGTATCCGTTGCCCAGGTCTGACCATTTTTCATAAAAAGCAAGACCGCATACAAATACATCTGCACTGCCTGTCTCTGAGAAATTATCATCCCCCTTTACTGCTGTGATTTTTTTGATTCCGTTATCATCCACAATAGCATTTACATCGATCGTCTTAAACCACGGAAGTTCCTCGTAGTCATTTTGACGATGTTCTGCGGCTGTAGAAGGCAGCGCAATAAGTCCAGCGTTATCATCCGATTTAATCCCTGCGCTGCCCTGTGTTGTCTCCCAGAGCGGAATATCGATTGAATACACTTTATCCGTATAAGCAAGCAAATTAAACATTGTATTGATTCGGTTAATGTCGCTTAAGAACGGTTCCGCCGCTTCCTGAATTGCTGTTTTCTGTTTATTACCTTCATCGGTAACCGCTTTTACCTTTGCGTCTCCTGCGGTATTAACTGCATTTTTCTGGCTTGTGCCGGCCGTGTTAATCTCGTCTGTTTTTTCTGTCGCAAGCTCTTTAATGTTTTTTACAGCAGTGTCTTTTTCTGTTTGTAAATCTTCCAATGCCTGAGAACTTTTTGTGTCAAATTCAGTGCTAATCTGTGTCATACTCGTGGTTTTCTCTTCTCCGGCGGTCGTTACAGATTTTAACTGTTTTGCTCCTTCCGACGTTACCGCCTGCGTTGCTGTGGTTTTAGCTGTAGAAATATCAGAAATCGCCTGCGTTGCTGCGGTTTTTACACTTTCTGATGCTTTTTCCGCTGCATCTTTTGCCGAGGAGGCATTATTAGCAAAAGAGGATGCCGAATTTGCCGCAGAGGTTGCAGTGCTTGCGGCTGATGCAGCTTCTTCTGCAGAACCCTTTGCCGCTTGAGCAGAATTTTGTGCACTAGATGCTGCAGATGCGGCACTACTAGCACTTGACTGTGCGATTGTTGCGGCTGACTTGGCATCCCTAGAACTACTCTCGCCCTGATTTTTTACTACATTTACCGCAGATGTTCTTGCTTCTGAAATCGCCTCTTCCGCCTCAGAGATTTTCTCTGTGACGTGCATATCAAACCCCTGCACCTGTGCTGTTGCGTTCTGCTCAGCCTCTTGTGCTGCAGTTCTGGATACCTCAGCGGACTGTGCGTAGCCTGCGGCGGAATCGCGGCTTGCAGTAGCCTGCTCAGCCGCTTCCTGCGCGTCTAGCCTCGTCTGTTGCACGTCTGCCTGTGCGTCTTCAATTTCCTGCCGAGACAGTTCTACTGCTGCTCGGCTGCTTTCTACCTGCTCTGCTTTCTTAACAACCTCGTCTCGAATCGCGATGTACTCCGGCGTCATGTCACCCGGCAAAGTTAACAACTGCCACATTTCTGTGTTTTTGCCCGGTTCTGGCGCAATTCCGGATATTTTCTGCGGAAAATCTACCTTACAGAAATACGAACCTCCCTGGTAGCTCACCATGTCGAGATACTCATATAAGGTTGATTTACTATATTCCCCACAAGGGTTTAGCGCGATATTGCCCAAATCCGTTGCGACGTAGTTATTTTCTGTACTTGGCATCTTATCTCTCCCTTCTAAATTACAATGCTAATTTATATTTCAATCGGCTGCGCTCGCGATCAAAACGAATCTTATCTACACTCGGGTCAGAATACATTATCAGTCGGCCTTTTTTAGTAACATTAAACGCTGCAAAATAAACATTGCCTGTCTCGCCTTTCAGTTGTGTCTCTTTTTCTTTCACATAATCATCAATCTGCTTTTTGCCCTCTTTGACCCGTCCCGGTACTTCTTCTGCTGCGTTTTTCGCTTCTGATGCATAGTATGCAGCATTATCTTTCTTCCGTTCCGGATAATCTGTATGGCCATGTGCCCAAGACTCCGCCTCTTTCGCCGCTCCGGTTGTAGTTGCTTTAGTCTCATCAAAATAATTCATAATCTGTTCATACAATGAAGGAGGCGGTTCCGGGATGTCCTCCTGCCGGTATCCTGACTCGTACAATTTAATTGTTACTACGTTTGCAGTTATCATATCGCTCGCAACAACTGACACGGTAAAGGATGTGCTCGTAAGCACCTCGGCAGGAATCAAGCATGTATTCGTCTCTCCGAGCAAAATTGAAATTTGCTCATTGCCTTCATTATGAAACAATGCGATTTTGCTTACACCCGCCCATTCTTCTGTTTTAAATTCAAATTCTGCATACAAATAATTTCTACTGTTGCGGACGGGTACGAAAGTATCTGTCCTGGTAATAATCTGATTATTTACAACAAAGTGTAATACCGGCTGCATTTTCATCCCCCCTTCTATAAAATTCTTGGGATTAACATTAGTTCTAGGTATGTTTTACTAGTGATATCCTTAGACTCTCTCCGTATTTCAAAATGTTGTTGTTCACCCGCATTAAGATTAAACCGTTGTATTTTCCCTTCTGAATATTTATATGCTACTGCGGTTCCGGGTCTATAATAATAATAGACTATCACCCCTTCCGGAATAATAATTGCTAACTTTCTTGAGGTCTTCACACTAAAAGTAGTGCTCTTTAAAACTGAAGAACTTAACGCAAAAGTCAAATCTATTATGTCAGTCATTTTTTTTATCTGTCCCCTTACTGCTGCTCCAGCACTGTCGTATGTTGTATCATCTGCAGCAATCCTTATATCTTGCAATTCTTTTGAACAGTCAGAGATCTGTGCCTTTCCTATCCAGTCAAGAACGTAGCAATTAACATCTGATACCGGGGCCCTGACGCTAGCTTGTAAACCGGGGGTTCCGTAAAAACTTACAACATCATCTCCTTTTAAATACAAAATATATGCTATAATTTTAGTTTCCTCTGTGCTTTGCGCAACTATTTGCCAGGCGTTATACCTTTGCGAAACATCATTTATGCGAGCTTCTATATCTAGTTTCCCGGAACCACTTATAAATATTCTCAATTCAAATATATATAAACCTTCTTTTAAAATTTTTACTTTTTCATTTGATTGTTTTTCTGCAAAATCCAGTGTCCCCTCTTGAAAAATTTTACATATAGGCATTTCGTGTTTTCCACTTGTTCCTTCGTAATTATAAGAATCATCTGGGTCCGGGTCACCTGTAGTTGCATTTCTATACGCATGAAAAACCAAATTTGATTGTGTGTAATTTCCCTCAAATGTTTGTGCTGAAGTAAGATTATCAATTCTCTTACGTTCTATGTCTACATCTTTGATTGTCTCTCTGTTTTGTGCCCGTGCAACTTCGTCTTTAAAATAATACTTATTACCATCTGGGTCCGTCCACTTGTTAATCGTTGCTTCCATCCTCATCTACCTTTCTTACTCACAATAAGATTTTCGTTTTCCACAGTAAAAGTCAGACCTTCTATGTCCAATTTTAAATTCTCACTGTCATTAATATATCGTATTGGAGATAATTGTTTCTTTAAGACAGGTAACGCTACCCATCTCGTATTAAACTCTTTCGTTCTTCCATCCGATAGGCATATCGAAAATTCCGTTATCCCCTGATATTTGCAAACATTTTCCCCAATGATCCATGAGAAATTAATTAAATTCGTTGTAACTATCTTATCTATCGGAGTATACTCTCCTTCTATATATCGAAGTTTGCCACGTTCTATATTTCTGTATTTAATTTTTACATTATAAGAAGATAAGTCGATTTCTTTATATCGAACTGGCATTTCAAATTCAATTTGATTAACATCTTTATCCCCAGCTACACCAAGAAATTGGAGGTCTGATGGAATATTGATTGTTCTTAAGTCATTATCTATCGTAACCATTTCGTTCTCCTACACTTTATATTTTTCATCTGGGAGAAGATTTGAAGTAAAATATGTTAATGAATATGTCTGTTGTGCTGATAAATTTTTCACCGTAATTTTCCCAGATGTTGCTGCAATAAACTCATTATTTATGTTATCTTCTGGCCAAAATCCTTCGGGTAGTGCAATAGATCTTTCCTTAAGTTCACTGAGTGCTACTATGTGAATGATACAGATATTCATTTGCCGAAAGATTTTTAGCGAATATGCTCCATCTTCCAGATTTAATCTATACTTTTGATTTTCTTCTAAAATTTTAGCTTTCATTCTTTCCCATACTTCATTTAATCCTTCTTCACCTAACAAACTCATGTGCATATTCTCCTTACGTCTTCTGCTGTCATCTCCTGGACTCTGCTTCCTATAACCGTTGTGATAATCTGTGTTATATTCTGCCTTGTCTGCTCAGAGATGCCGCTTTGTTTTATCAGATAATCCCCTAATATCAACGTCTTTGTTTTATCAACCTCTGAGGTCTCTATTTTTAAAACCCTTGCGGATAAAAACAGCTTACTTTTTTCGTCTACAACATTTACTGTATCTCCTAAAGACACTTCCTGGGTAGTGTTCGTGATGCTGCATTCATAATTGACAGCTATATCACACATCGTTTTCAGTTCTTTTAAAGCTCCCTCAAAAAGAGCCTTCTGATTAACTGTGTTAAGATTATAAATCTTTGTGATATGTCTCTTTGTCCCATTGACGCTCCGTCCCCATTTTTCAAGAGCCTTTCTCGACTGCAGGCAGTATCCTGTATCTGCTTTTCCATCTCCGTCTCTATCGTCAAATGTTTGCGCTGCTACAACAAAATCTCCATCATCATATTTATAACCTTTTAATGTTACAGGGACGCCAGAAGCATCTGTGTCACCGTAGACATACAGGGATGTGGCAAGGTTCTCAATAGATTTTGTGATTGTGATATTATCTATGTCTCTTCCTTTTCGGAGAAACACTCCATTATCATTGCCACGCTTTTTATAAATATCTATGTACTTATGCTCTACTGTGTGGCCGTCTGCACTTAAGGTAAAACGATAATCAAGTTCTATTTCGAACAGCTCCGCAATGTCTTTTAGACGTTCCGAGCGTGTCTGCTCAGCGAACTCGCACAGTTTTGTTGTACTTCCTGTTATTTTATTGATTCCAATCTCGTATCCACTGCCGGCAATCGTATTCTGAACTGCCTGAGTAGCAGTTAAGTTTTTTGCATTGCTGGTTTTAAGAGCAACTTCATTAAGCAGCTCCATTCCGACATCTTCACAATAAATATGCCATGTCCCTGCATCATCATCTTTTTCTGCTTCGACAATCTGAAATAAGATGTCTTTATCCCCTTTGCATTTTCTCAAAACATAGTTGCCTGGCATTGTATAACCTTCTACTTCCTGCGGGGTTTCTTCATACAAGACATCACACTCAAATGACACGGCCATAGTTTCAATATCTTCTACTTTGCTGTCATTTATGATGCCGTATCCCCCAGGAAGACCAGTCGATGCTTTACCGATTATGTTTAAGTCTCTATCCGTAAAATAAAGTATCATAGCCATACCTCCCGAATGCTCATCGTCACCTCTGGCGGACTTGCCCAGTCCGAAGCAATTACTCCAATCTGATTTTCTCCTGGTTTTAAATAGAAAGCTTCCCACTCGTTTCCGATTGCTCCCAAGTTGTCTTTCTTTCGATTATTTACAAAAATAGAAGCATCCTCACATCTGGCCACAACAACATCTCCTGCTAAAAATGTGTTGCTTGTGCTTTGTGTTTCAGATGGATTGCCAATCTGCAGAATCGTATTCGCGTCCTCTTTATAAGCAGCAACATAGCCGGTATTTCCTTTTATGTTCCACTTGAATTCCGGGCAACAGTCTTGTGTTCCTTCGTAGTAAATCTTGCTTAATCCCGATATCCTATAGATTTTTTCTTCTACGGAATACTTAAACGGATCCGGGCAAGTGAATTCTAACTCGCCTGTTATACAAAGCTTGCCGGGTTCAACCTCACCCATACTGGTAAGTGTTCCTGTGAAATACTTATCTGGTTCATCAGAAAATATCATTTTAGCCGAAGATACATTTAGTATCTGTGTCATTTTATTGTAAGCTAAACGAAAATCAATAGGAGTAGGACTTATCAACTGATACCCTACCGTGATGACTCTTTCCGGAAACATTCGACTTTTTAACTTTTTTCCATGTCTTGCTCCAGAATCGTAAAAATCTAATTCCGGAGCAAGGGACTCTCTCCCAGAAACATATAAGGTCCGGTAGCCTTCTACTTCATTTTCAAGGAAAACCCCATTGAAGTTCATTGCCTCAGAGGGCAATGCTATATCGTCCTGATATTGTGTTGTATCTATGAATTTATATAACATATCTGCCCTCCTATACTTTTCCGTTCTTTCTGTTATTCCTGCGCTGTAATTTATTTTGCTCCACCATCATGTCTTCGGCAGTTGCCCTGGCAAATTCTTTACTATTGACTTCAAGAGGAACAACAACAGTATATTCTGCTTTTGTGTAATAGTCATAGTTTGAAGAAAGTTCTCCATTGAAATTTCCAGTAAAAGCCGGTGCCATCTGTGCCGGAACATCTACGATTCCCTGCATAGCAGACTGCACGTTCTTTCTCATTGCTTCTAAACGATTTACAAAACCGATGCCGGTATAATATGCAATCTTATCCATTACTCTTGACGGTGAATGAACTTTCAGTTTTTTCTTTGCCGTCTTTGGAACTGTAGAAGCAAGCTTATTTGATGCTTTCTTCACCTTCTTTGTATTCTTCTTATTAGAGACTCCTTTTACTAAGCCTTTTGATGCCTGCGTTCCAATAGCATTCATCTTTTTCTGCAAGTCTTTGATTGCTTTTGTTACTGCATTGACATACTCTGTATCAAGCTTTGTAATGTAAGGCTGATAGTAAGTATTTGCATTTTTTTTCGCTGTTGCTATGAAGTTTGTATAATCCTTACCATATTGTTTTAACCAAGTGTCTCCTTTTTTGAGAAGTTCATTCGTATACTTAAGTCCCTGTGCAGTGTCGAGTGCCTGAATGTCCTTCATCATGTTGTAAGGCAATACTTTCTTTAAATGTTCCATGTTTTTTGCAAGAGCATTGATTTGGTTTGTCTGAGATTTAAAATCAACAAGAGAGATAAAGCCGTAATCATCTGATTTGAATAAATCTCCGTAATCAGACATCTTAGAAAGGAAATTGGAACGGTCACTTGCAATCGCATCATATTTAGTCTGATACTTCTTTCCAAGAGCTGTAAGGGTTGCATCTACTGCTTTAATTGCCGCATTTCCCTGTGTCTTTATCTTTTTTGTGATTTTCTCTTTTAAACCTTTCCCTGCGTTTGTATATGCCTTTTTCAGCTTCGCATTTTTCTTATACTTTTTCTGATAAGACTTTGTGACTGCATCAACTTTCTTCTTTAAACTTTTCGTTGTAGAAGAAACTTTTTTATTGATTGTTGTCTTATACTTATCTATTGCCTTACTTGCCATGTCTTCATATTGTCGATTCTGGTTAGCTTTCAATAGAGTCGTTTTGGATGAACCAAGAAGATTCTTTGTTTTTTTCTTTACGCTCTTTAAGCCTGCCTTGATTCCAGGGGAAACTTTTGATTTTATAGCCTTTGCATATACATTTGTCTTTTTCTTTTGTAGAGCTGCCTCGGTAAGCTTCTCGCTTACTTTCTTTACTTTTCCAGTACTTTTTTTAATTCCTTTTGCGAAACCACTTCCCATGAATTTACCATCTTTTTCTGTCATTTTCGATGGTGAATGAATCTTAGCTTTCGCCCGAATTGCTTTGTCCGCTGCCGCTACCATTCTGGATGCCGCTGCTTCAATCTGTCCCAGACAAGAACTCATTCCTTGTGCAAAACCTTGGCTGATATAAGCACCTGCAGCATGTGCCCCAGAACGGCCAGAACGCAACTTTGCATTTACTTTTGATACGGTAGAGGATGCAACATTAGGGGCTTTATTCAACCCCGGCTGCATTCCTTGTGTAAATCCCGTTCCAACTTTTTGTCCAGAACTTTTTGCCTTCCCAGAAGCGTTTGAAAAAGCACTGATCAACTTACTCATTGCCGATTTTGCCTTACTTCCAATAGCATCCAGCCCTGCGCTCGTTGTCTTAACAGAACTTTGCATACCTTTTAAAGATTTTCCTGCACTTTTTGCATTACTGGCAATTGTTTTCATACTAGAGTTCACAAGCTTCAGTGTTCCCGCTAATATAACAGTCCCTCCACTCGCAACAACCATCGCTCCACCAAATATAGTAAGCCCACCTGCTCCAACTGCTGCCGAGGCGGCTATTGCTACAAGGCCAGCCGAGGATGCTATTAATGCCGGAGTCAGCATTAATACCGAAGCTGAAAGTGCCGTAAATCCTGCGGCTGACGCTATAGCACCAGCTCCAAGTGCTGGAAGAGTTCCTGCTAAACCAGTAACCGATGCGGCAGATATAGCAAGGCCAGCTCCTAATAGGGTGGCACCAGCTCCAAGTGCTATTACTCCTGCAGCAGCTACAACTGCTCCTGCCCCAACTACAACCAGACCTGCCCCCAACACTACGCATCCTGCTCCTGCTACTAAAGCTCCTGCCCCAAAGGCTACCATGCTTGCGCCTAAAGCCGCTATGGACACTGCTGCAGATGTACCATATTCTGATAAAGTAGGGAGGGTTGTCGAAATGACTTTAATCGCCGCTGCTGCCAAAAGTGCCCCTGCTCCCACAAGAACAACTGCCGCTCCAAAGGCTATTAATCCTACCGAACTAGCTGTAAGGGCCGGTCCAACTGCCGCCGCACCTGCCGCCAATGCCACAACTGCGACAACCATACCAGCCATACAAGCAATTGCTGGTGTCCCGGCATTTGCAAGTGCTATACTGGATGCTGCCATAATAGCTAGACCTGCGGCAACAAGAACAACCGCTGTTCCCAATGCAAGTAACGCTGTTGCACCCGCTTGCGCTCTTTTCGGAGTTTGTGAAAAGGCTTTCATTGCCGCCATTCCTCCGATAGTAAGAGCCACTAAAGCACCTGTCATTCCAACCATTACTCCTATTGCTGCTCCCCCAGAATTTGCAAGTGCTATACTGGATGCTGCCAGTATTCCAAAGCCTGCGGCAATCGTTAATACTCCAACACCAAGCATCATTGTACTTTTTGCCATTGTTAGCATCGCCTTATTGCTTACTTTTGCCGAGTTTCCTGCTGCTGTTTCTCCTGCGGCAACTCCAAACAATTTTGCAGCTAATCCTCCAATGCCTTTTCCTAATAAAGATAATATGGCCTTTGAAAAACTACTTACTCCGGGAGCAAGTGTCTTTACAACCTTAAATGCTTTATAGCCTATCAGTACTTTCGGAAGTACCGTGATTAGTTTTGCAATAGAATCTGAATTTTTTTCGCAAAATCCAGCAAATTTAGAAACACCAGACGTAGCTCCGTCTACTACACTTTTAAAATTTGATACCGATTCAGTAGAGCCAAAAAACCCATTTAATTTTTCTAAACTGCCTCCTATTGCGCTTACTGCTGAACCAATTGCACTTCGTGCTTCTTTTGTGTCTGAGCTTAATACTTTCCAGTACTTTCCTGCGTTTTTCCCAATACTTCCAATTTTCTTTGCAACACTTTTTCCATCTATCTTATCAAGCGAGTCTGTAATTGCACTAACTGCCTTAATTCCTACAGATGAAACACTATCAAACGCTGGCTGTAACTTATTGCTGACTGTTTCTGTCAGTCCATCCATTGCCTGACCAACCGTTTTATACTCTGTTGCCATCTTGGTAAACTGCTTATTCGTTCCAGTTTTTGCTACTGCATCGAAGAATTCTTCTGTGGATATCTTGCCGTCCTGCACATCTTTAATCATCTGCTGCGTGGATTTGCCCATCGTCTTGGCAACTGCTGATACGCCAGCAGGGGTCTGCTCTACCATCAGTTTAAAATCTTCCCATTGCACCTTAGGCTTTGCCGCCATCTGGGTAGCCTGCTGCGAGAGTGTCTTCATCGCCTGCTGTGGGTCTTCGGCGGCAGAGGCAAGTCCTCCGAAACCTTTTACGAGTTTTGTTGTGTTCTTTGTTCCGACTGCGGCAAGCTGTGCATATGTAGAAGCCATATCAGAGGAACTATAAATCGTCTGCTCTGCAAATTTCTGCAGGTCCTTTCTCACCTTTGTCGTCTGTTTTGTAGTCTTTCCAGAAATCGTCATGTTCCCAGAGAATGTTTTCCATGTAGCACTTGCCTCATTCATTCCACCGATGAGATCAGATATACTGTTTCCGACCACGGCTGTTACTTTGCTTCCAATCGCCGCAAATGTACCAAAGCCGAGCCCTTTTTTCAGTACGGATCCGAGGGATTCTGTAGATTTCCTGGCTGCTTTCATTCCTGCTGTAAAACCTGCATCTCTTGCGCTAAGTATCGCTTCTACACTGTATGATTCCGCCATCTGTCTACTCCTCCCTTCTTAATAGCTGTTTTACCTTTGCAAAGCGATCTGTTTTTTCTTCCTTTTTCATGATTTCTCTTATTCTCGCCTCACGGTCATAGAGCTTCTTAAACGTAGAAAAAACAGGTCTTCCTGATTTCTTTCTTGCTTTCGTTTTAAAGTTCAGGAACGCCTGCAAATGATTTCTATAGTCTTTTTCTTCTTCTTTTAATTTGATTGCCTTTCTTAATAATCTCCATTCCGGGATTGTAAGCCTGTCCACTTCCTCAAATGTTTTAAATCCAAGATATTGAAAACACTCCAGGGCAATCCATTCATATATCTCTTCGAAGGTTTCTATTTCTCCTGATTCTTCTGTTTCTCCTGTTCCTGTGCCTCTGCCACCCTCTTTAAGACCGTCTGTGTCTCTTTCTTCGTAGCATTTGTATTCTTTAAAAAATCAATCACCTGATCAAAGAGAGTGTCGATATCTGTTCCCTCATCATCGATATAAGTATCAATAGCCGCCTTTGTCAAGCGAGGACTCTGTGACTTATTTGCGATATATAAAACATCGCACAAGGTCTCGACATTACCATCCAGCAGTTCTGCAAATGCATACTGCATTCCCATATTTGTTACCTTACCGGGAATATCCTTTACTGGTACTGTCGTTGTTTTATTGATCTCTCTTAAAAATCCCATTCCAAAGTTAAACTGATATACCTGTCCATTCATTTCTAATTCAAACATCTATTATTTCCTCCTTTTATGCTCCTGTTTTTGGTGTGTCTACAAAGGCGTAAGCTTGCTCCTGCTGGCTTGCAGTAACAGTGACATCTCCATCTTCCCCATTTCCGTTGATACCGAAAGTGAGGGACACTTCTACAAACTCATCCGCATTAGCTGTATATTCAATTTCTGTCAGATATCCCTGAAAATATTTTCCTTTAAATTTATTGCTGCCGCTACTTGCTGGTTCCATCAGATTTGCTTCCCATATTTCCACAAGTGCATCATCATCCAGGGCTTTTTCTAATTTTCCAATAAGGGCATCTCCTTTTTTCAAAATAGAAGTAGCCGTAATCTCCACTTCTGCCGCACCTGGTGTTCGAATAGAGCCATCCTTTGTGGCGGTGGAATCTGCATCCTTTGATTTAGTTCGTCCATTTTCTGTAGTAAATGCCAGCGTTGCTCCGTTTTCTTTTGCCGCTTCTGATAAAATACGATACAGGTACACTAACTTTTTGCCCTGAACCGCTTCATTTCCAAAAAGCTGTAATTCTAACTTTCTCATTCTCAACCTCCTAATTGAACTTAAATTCTATTTCTAATACCCCATGTAAAAGAGGCTGTGCTGTCGTTGTATCTGCCAGAATCCTCTGATCTGCGTTCCGGAGGTCCCAGCCGAAATTCTTTGTTGATTCTAATCTATAGCAGAGTTCTTTGATTCCTAATAAAAGACCTGATACCGTCCCTCTCTGACGTGGATTGTTATGCCAGACATGGATTGTCTGAAAGACATTTCCGAACGATATATCTTTATTTTTGTCATCCGTCTGATGAGAGTCAGCCAGATAGATAAAAGGATACGGAGTCCCCTCCGGTGGAAGGAAAGAATCATAAATCCCTATGTCTGGATACTTCTCTTTTAATGCTACCAGTAAATATGAAAACAATTCCTGCTGCGGATCCATGCTTCTCACCTCATTTCACAAGTTTATCCATGTCTTTTTTAAAGAGTTCTTTTTGTTCTTCCCAACTAGGTTTTACGAACGGTTCCGCCTGCATGAACCGAGTCCCGTATTCTACATAAGGCGAGTAATCTGTTGTCGGTCCTACCGCTGCTGTCATCCCGTCATCCCGTATCTCTGTATTGATGCTGTTGGCCGTATCACCAGTCGTATACCCTTTCGTAAATGCTGTCGTTGTCTTCCGTTTCATTTTTCCATTCAGTTCATCTCCGTTGACCTGAACTACTCTTCTAACATCATTTAGATTGCAGTTTGCTTTCAGCTTTCTCTGGAGTTCATCCAGCCCTATCATTTTGATTCCTGACATCAAGCCACCTCCGACACAATAAACGTCTGCTTTGTCCGAAGCTTTCTTGTGTAATCAACCTTATAGATCTTTTCGCCAATACGGATGTGATCAAATTTTTCTTTATAATGATTCTGAATGTGTAGCGTAAGACTTCCCTGCTTTATGCCGCCATAGACTAATTTAAGCATCTTTGTTTGTGTGTCCATGACAGAGGCGTATTTTAATGTTTCCTGAATTTTATCCTCTTCGTAATTTCCCGTATCAGAATCATATGCCCCTGGAACTCGTTTCTGAAAAAATACTTGTGTGCCGTACCTCATAAGAATTTGAATTCCCCTTTTCTTTTGTTCTTGTTTCGTTCGTCAAGATAAGCATTGATATCGTCCATATATCCAGAGAAATCATTGTCAGACCAGGAAAGGCTTTCTCCTTCAACACTGTGAGAAGAAAGCCCTTCTGAACCAAGTTTGTTATACCGAATAATTGAAACATCCAAAATAATATAATCCATCTCATCTGGTGGATCTAATCCTCCAAGAAGAAACTTTAACCGTTTTTTTGTCCCTGTAAGGATTAATGTCAATCTTCGGTCAAGACTATGTTCTTCTTCTGGGAGTCCTAATAATTCCTTTAAATCGCTTAATAAAACGATGTCTGTCACTGTACATCACCTTCCTGTACCGCTTCAATCAGTGGTTCTCCTCTTGCGTTTTCTGCTCCAAGAAGTTCTTTAATTCGTTTTTCATCTACTTTTTTGCCCTGTCGGGGGTATGTGTCCCCGACAGAATACTCATGATAAATTTTTCCTTCTTTGATTTTCTTATAATCTGTTAAATCCGCAAATTCTTTGATCACCCTATACATTTACGCACCCGCTTTCGATTTTACCTCTGTCTTTCCTGCACCAACAACTTTATACCGGGAATCACATTCGGCAATCACAATCTCTTTTCCAGTCTCTGCTGTGACATCGGAGGTTCCGTCCCATACAGTCCAGCCTTTTACATTCTGTCCTTTTACTGGCATATCAAGGTTCTCCCCAACTTTATACTTGTATGTATTGCTATCAGTAGCTGCAGGTGTTACGGCAACCTTAGTATCTCCTGCTTTTGTTCCTGCTGCACTGGTTACTTTTAATGCCTTTAAGGAACCGGCTGTTAATTTCGCAAATGCTTCATCTTTTACGATCATAAAACCAATATCCATTGTTACCCTTAAGGCTACTAATTCCTGCTCGAACAGATTAACCGGTGTTCCATCGGCATTGGTCAGTGTTGAAAGCTGTGCCGATTCATCTAACTTGTAACTCATGCCAAATGGGATTCCATAATACATATAGTCGAAATCACCGGCATATAATGTTCCTTTATCAAGTGACTTAAGGTCTGTAACCGGCATTCCGTCAATGGTATTATTTCCCCTATCGTAGATTGATTCAATAACAACACCGTTCTCAATCTTGTGAGCATTTCTTAAAGTGCTTCTATTCCGTTTTGTAGAGATAAAGGCATTTGCATCGTAATCTTCGTCTGTCAGCAGGTCTTCCAGGGCAAGGATATTGTCATAGGTCAGCTCTCCATTGATTGTGTTTCCTGCCTTTTCTGTAGAACCGTCTACCGACTGCGGAAACGGATTTTCCACATTTAATATTGCTGCCGCATCAAACTTCTTATAGAATGCTTCTGCAATCTTCGGTTTCATAACTTCGAAGAAATCGGCCATCTTATACTGGAGATATTCTCTTGAGCATGGGATGATTACACCAAGCTTTTTGGCAACCATCTTAATATTTAACCACTGTGCTTTCGATGTCTTAATCTTTTCACCTTCACCTACCCAGTAAGCACCTGGTCCTTTTGCAAAGTATTCAAATTTCTTTTCTTTGCCATCCATTTCTTCATACTTTGCAAGCTGCATGACCTTACTGTTTTCCATAACATCTTTTAAAATAAGCGTATTGTATTTTTCCGGGATTGTTCCATCCTTTTTCTCATACATTGTTACATTATCCGGATTAAATTCCGAAGCAAATAACTGTAAATCTAATTTTGTTTTATGCATTTTCTCTATCCTTTCTTTTATTTAATGATTCTGCTCTGTTTTGCCATTGCTGCAATACTTGCATTTCTACTTCTGCCTCCGGCATGAGTTCCCCCGCCGTCATGCGGAGGAGTCTGCCTTGCCTTAGCTTTGATCGCCTCAGAAATTTCTGCATCCCAAACCTTTTTAATATCTGTGATTGCTATCTTAATCTTCTCTGCATCCATAATGGTTGCTAAAGATTCTGCAAATCCTAACGGAAGAGATTTCTCCTGCAGCTCTCTCTGAACTTCTACAAGAAGCTTTTCCTGCTCAAATTTCGTCTTTTCTTCTTCAAACTCTCTTCTCTCTTTATTGCGAAGATACTCTGCTTTTTCCGATTCGGTCATCTGTGCAAGCTTTTCTGCTTCTGAGAGCTTATCATCCGTCAGTGCCTTCCACTTTGCCTGTGCATTTCCTACAGCTGTATTCACTGCTTTCTGTACTCTGCGGTCAAACTCTGCCTGATTCCCTTCCTGTGCTAAAAAATCATCGAAGCTGACAGTTTCTTTACTTCCTTCGCCGCCCTGGTTGTTTCCGTTTGTTCCTTTCGCTCCGGCTCCGCTGCCGTCTCCTGCGCCGCCACCGTCTCCTTCTGCGAATAACTGTAAATCTAATTTGTATTTACTCATATTGCTCCTTTCTGTACCGCTCCGTACTAAGTCCGAACCGTCACTCTGGGTAGTTTAATGTCATTTCGGACAAATAATAGTTACATAACTTTTACATTGTTTGGAAATTCATTCGCTATACTGCAGATGCCAAGAAAAAAAGAATCTATCAGAGTTTTTGTTTGTTCTGATAGATTCTCAAAATCTAAATTTATGATTACTTTTCCTGACTCTATTACACAAGCAACCTTGTCCTGTGTCAAATTCTGAATAGAATTAACTAAGTTCTGTGTGAGCATAGAAACCGCTGCACATATAATGTCTTCCCCTTTTTTTGCAAGACTAGCGTGTCCTTTTACTTTGATTTGATTTTTTCGAACACTTACTTCAATCAATAGAAGTCCTCCTTTCTTTCCGGTCATTCCCCGCCGGTGGGAGATAATCTGGATCACCTCCTAGTTTTTATGAGTTATCTTAGCTCCCCACTCCGGTAAGAAGTTGATTTCATAGTGATACTTATCCACATTCGCTCCCGAAACATCTTCAACAACATACATTGTATAATCATTCAGATAAACCAAATCTTTCTTATACTTTCCCTCTGCTGTTTCGATGATAACTTCAAGCTCGTTATCATTATTATTCTGCAAAGCAAATGTTCCAGTAAGTTCAAGCAATACAGTGTCAGTTCTGGCATTAATCACTGTCAACTTTCTTGTTACGTTAAAATTGTCAGCTTCTTGGGATACATTCTGTGATACTTTGTAAGATTCCGAACATCCGGTAAGAACTCCCAGTGCTAATACTGTCGCCACCACTACTAATAAAATCTTCTTTTTCATTATTTCATTCTCCTTTCATTATGTCGGTGTAATTTGCAAAGACCCAATCTTCCGCAAGCATATCCGCCTGGGAAGCAAGCCACCCCATCTGTACTCCTGACGTTCCGACAAATGCGATTGCCTTGTTGCCGATTGCATCATGTTCGCAATTTACAATATCTCCCGAAGGTGTTTTGTAGGAAATCCCGCTTGCAAGCTGGACATACTGTCTTTTTCCATTCCACCCTTTTCTTGCCACTTTAAAACCACGTTTTAAATATTTAATAGCTTCGCCAAAATTAAATTCGGCTTCTCCACCAAGAATCGGGCAGTTCTGTCCGTTCGCAACAATCCATTCATCAGAAAGAATATTCTGAATGGTATACTCAACTCTCTGTGTTTCTCTTATATCCAGACAGTCGCCATCTTTTGTGTACATAAGGATTGTCTGGGATTCTTCATCCCACCACCAATAGCCAGCCCATGACGGGAGTTTTACTGGAATTCCAGATTTCATTGCTTTTAATGCTTCTTCAAATTTCATGCTTTTATTCCTCTCTTTCTTAAAATGGGTATAAAAATACCACCAATCACAATGATTGATGGTATTATTTTTGATAATAAGTTTTGATAAAGCTGTCCGCTCTATATTTCGTTGCTATCTGTCCATTATCAAAACTTACAAGTATTGATAATGGAAGTCAGATAAAATCACTTGTTTTCCCATTCTATGGGATATCCTGCTTTTTCCCATTCCTCAAATGTCACTTGCTGTGGAATAAGTCCAAGCATCTTCATTACTTTTAAATCACTTTCTTTTGACTTTCGAATTTCTTCTTCACTTGGTTTTTGCAACATCCTCTCTTTTGCTTCCTGGGTCAGATTTGCTTTTTCTTCCTCTGTGGGATGTACATCATCATATCTAGTGCGAAGTAAAAAGCATTCGTGCTGAGATAATTCTCCTTTTCTTCTTTCCTGTTCATCCCGCGGCAACCATATCCATTCTCTTGCTGTTAAGCCCATTGCTATCGCTCCTTTAAAAGTATGAAATATTTTCCGTTGTAATTCACTGTTTTTACAACACAAAATTCTTGCTTTCGTTCATAAAGCACTTCTTTTTCATCTAAACCAATTGAACTAATATCCCTTCCCTTCTTGGAGGACTGAACATAAATTTGTATGTCTGCCTCTTCGTTGTATCCTTCTTCTTTTGACATGCTCCAATATTGATTTATCGTGACTGTCTCATTTTCAACATACTCTTTCATAAATTTTTCAATTCTCTCATTTTTATCTGAAAAAGCCGTAAAATCAACTGTTCGTATAAGATTTCCTTCATATTGGGGCATCTTTGATAAAGCAGAATCTAACTCTTTTACAAACCTTCGTTCCTGTTCTGGAAGTTCATTAATATCTTTATGGTTCCTTAGTAGTTCATTAATTCTATAAGATGCTGAACTCTTGTATTCAAGAAGTGTTTTCTTTTCTTTCTTCGTTAACTGCATCTTATCAGATTTACCAAGTGTTTTCAAGCGTTCCCACTCTTCCGTAGTTCCGCCCTTATCAAGCCAATCTAACCATGCATGATAATCTTCCATATCATGAGCCGGACCAGTAGTGCAGTGACATTGAGGATGCATCGGGGGAGCATTTTCTCCCGGCATCATATCCGACACATCAAATATCTTCCCATCTAGTCCTTTGCAGATTTTACACGGATGAGGTCCTGTTGCCATATATTCATACTTTTCATTTCCATTCTTCTCATAAGATTGTTTCGCAACCTCTGTCTGCGCTCTTCGAATTTCTGTAGTCATTAACCTTTCTGCATTGTACTGAGAGACTCCAAATACTTTCCTGATTCTCCTTGCAAGTTCCCTAGAACCCTTTCCCTGTATCAAAGCTGTACGAAGATGTTTCTCTACTTCAAGCTTTAATAGTTCTTTCTGTCCCCAAATGCGTTCTGAAAAGGTTGCATTATGAAAAGATGCGCCCACGATTGCTTTCACCCTCTTTACCGTGTCCGCTTCTGTTATGGTCTTACCAAGAATACCGGCAAGCCGTTCAAACTCCTTCATGCTTTCATCAGTAATCACTTCATTGTAATACTCTCGAAGCTTATCAAAATTGCCCGTGAGTTCTAAAGCAATCTTTGCTTTCAGGAGTTCTAAGCGATTGACTTTCATCGTCATATTGTAAAGCCGCATATCTTCATTTGCTTCTTTTGAGAAGTCTTTTGACTTTACATACTTCTTTGCCTTACGAGCATATTCTTCAATATCAAGTTTAGATGCTCTCTTCCTTGCTTCTCCTATAGAGATTCCTTCTTTCCTTGCATACTTTGCATAGAATGAATCTATCTCCTTTTGCACATCATCGAGCATATCTTCATATATCTCTTTGATTTCTTCCTGATATCCTTTTTCTCGTTTGGCACGTTCCTTTCTTGCCTGCTCCTCTCGTTTCTTCCAATATGAGCGACTAGGATTCTCCTTCATCCGCTCTCACCTCTCCCTCTGCACTACTCTGCACTGGAGAAAACATCTGATTCAATACTAGATCTGTTTTGTTTTCCTCTTCCTCCTCTTTTACTTTTTCCATTTCTGCCTGTGCGTCTTCGATGAAAGAAGCAAGCCCTAATAAAGTTTCCTGGCTAAACTGTGCTCCGGCATCTGCTAAAGCTTTCAGTTCTTCCAGAATAGCCTTGGGGAGATTTGGAGTAAATATAATCTGCAATTCTCCTAAGTCTGCATTATCCGCTTCTTGTACAAAATTCTTGATATTAAGCAGCAAGCGATAGCGGCGCATTAATCCCTTCTTGAATCCTCTCTGGCTCGTTTTACATACCTGTTGAAAGCCAAAGAGTTTGTACTTCATCGCTTCTCCTGACTGCGTTCCGGCAAAAGCTTCGTCTGTAAGGTCTGGCACAAAGGATATCTTATGAATATCTTTCTGTAAGCGTTCCTTATATGCTTCCGCTCCCGTTACATCATACTGTTTGTAGATGTACTTTGCATCTGTCTGTGATTTACTTCCGTCCGGATTGATTCCATTACTTAATAACAGCATATTTGCATTTTTCATATCAATCATTTCCTGAACTGTATATCTGTTCATATCAAGATCACCTGTGATTGCAAGTGTTGCCTCGTTGAAATCACTCATGTAATTCGCAGAATCCGATTCCGCTGCATCGTATAAATCTATTAAAGAGGTGACATCCTCATAGCCACCTTGACGATATCTATCTGGAGAGTATTCTGTGATGGGGACTTCTCCCCAATAGTGCGGTTCTCTATTCTCTTCTTCCAGATTGAGAATGTTTACTGTGGTCGGTTTATATGTAATAACCTCTGTATCCGTGTAAACCGATACAGATACCCTTTCCTCCTGACCGACTTTATATTTCGGATACCTTACAGCAAATAGTGGAGTGCGTTCCACATCTAATCCATAGCATACAAACGTCTCGAATACATTGCTGATTACCGACTTATCTTCATCATTCTGATTACGATACTGTAGTTCATAAGCTCGACCATATTTGCGGAAGTCTCTCCACAGCTCTGCATCCAGTGCCTCAATATCGTTTACCCGGTCATATTCTTTTATCATTTCATTGATCTTATCATCTTCACTGACTTTCTTTATTGGAACCCCAGTGTTGTATCCTACATCAAACACATTGATAATCTTAGCGAAATTGTGAGCGACTCTGTAATCTGCCTTTTCTTTTTCCGTCCTTCGCCGCTCCGCATTATAAATTGTTGGATTTCTGGCCTTGATATAGTCATCTAATGCCGCAAGCCTTGGGCATTGCACTTCATGATGATTCATTATCATTTCTCTTAATAATGCTTTATCGTTCAAAATCTCTTCTGCACTATGAGCACGATATGAGAAGTTAGCCTCTGGCCCATATCTCTGCTGTAAATTTCTTTCAGAACGATACACTGGTTTTGTATCTTTCTCAAATTCATTTACATGTAATGTTTCCTCACTCATCACAACATACCTCTCAATCTCTTTGCCTTCTGTATCTGTTTTTGTGGAGTTTCTATCTCTCCTACTGTCATATCAGAGTAAATACCGTATCGAATCGCACAAAGAACATCGTCATTTTCTTTCAGAGGTTCTCCTGTATTCTTTTTCCATACATATTTATAAATTTCCTCTCGGAATCTTGGACATTCGTTATAAACAATAAAGAATTTCTTTGTTGTCATAAGTGTTGCGACCGCTTCAATTCCTGACAATACTCTGTTATTTGCCAGATATGCGGATATTCCTGCCTTCTGAAAGGCTGAGATATGCTCCGTTCTGGCCGGATCGCAATAAAAAGGGATGTTACCATATCTTCTGATAACATCCTTTGCTCTCTTTATCCATTCACCTATATATTTATGCTGTGCTGCATATTCTTCTATGATGTAATACTCATCACCTTTTGCTCCGATTACAACAATAGCTCCATAATGTTCCCAGCCCCAGTCCACGCCAGCAAAATACCGGTCAAATATTAGCTTATTTGCCTGTTCTCTAGTGATTACATGGACATTTCTATCAAATTCTGGATAGACAACTCCCTCTCCTGATACCCACAGTCCTCCAATGCCTCTATCATAAAACATTCCTTTCGGAGTCGTTTCTTTAATCTGCTGCATATATCTTTCATCCAGAAATGTATTGTCATCTAATCGGAAATGAAAATTCATAATCCCGCCTGCTTTTGACTGGATGTAGTCTTTTAGCAGCCAATGTTCCGGATGATCCGGGTTAGTATCGGCAACAATTCTTGCTCCTGGTCCGCTACATCTTGCTTTAATCTCGTCAAATACTTCTTGATTTGCAAGTGATGCCTCATTGATATAAGCTCCGAAAGCTGTCATGCCTCGGATTCTTCCCAAGCCAGATATTGAACCATGTGAAGTCTGTACAACCCTTACACCAAATAATGTGAAGTTATTGTATTTATCAAACTTAAATTCAAATCCATATTTATTAGTCAGCTCTATGAGGATATTCTTCTGAATGTTTGAAAAAGAATATCCCGCAAGAATATATTGCGGAGTATCTATCCCAAGCTTATTTGCTATTCCTCGAACCCTCATGAGTTCTTGCAAAAATATATCATTGTCTAGCTGCGTTTTACCGCTACGTTTTGCTCCATGATTAATCAACATGAACCAGTCTGTATTCCGGCAGGCTTTCAGTATATCTATCTGCTTCTGTGTATAAATATTATTCAGATTCAGCATCTAGCTCACCGCCTATCGCTTCAAATAATTTTGCGACCTTATCTTCTACCGATACCTGATCATCAACTTTAGCTCGTGCTTTTAATACTCCTATTCTTGCTTTCTGCTCCTCTGTTGCAAGATTCATATGATCTGATAGCCATTGCAAGGCTTTCATCCTGTCAGCCAGTTTTATACTTGCTCCATCCTTCCCCTGCTTTATCTCGCTAATCAATCTTCCATCTATGGAATCAGATTCTTTAAAACGCACCGTGTTTATTTCTCTTTTTAAAATTTCTTTCTTACCAGTCTTTTCGTTTGTCACCTGTACTGGACCAAAGGTTCCCATTACTTCTACCGTTTCTCTACCAAACGAAACATAATCTGTAATATCTGCAAAGGCAATATCCATGTACATTTGAAATATATCTTCTTCTGACAGAAATTCCCGATTAAGGCGATTTTGTTTAAGACTACGAATTTCTAATTCTATCTTAGGCTTTCTTAGGCACTTGCTTCCTTCCACCATGGCAGTTTCATAACTGCATCCATATGCTTTCTGATATGCTTTTGTAGCGTTAAAATTTCTCACATAATAAATACAGAAAAGTCTTTGTTTATCGGTTAATTCGGAGTTTTCCACAACCTCTGTTATTTCGTCATTTTCTCTTTGATAAGATAAAAGATTTTCCTGTTCTTTTTGTGTGCACACTTTTTTCTTTTTTGTGTGCACACCTTTTTCTTTATTTCTGGACCATTCATATCTTGTTTTCCATGACTTCACAGTGTTTACAGTCACACCGTATTTTTCTGCAATATCCTTATATTTCATCCCGCCTAAATAATCTGCAAAAGCGGAATCAGCTTTCGTTTTCTTTTCCAACCTCACCACCTCTCATTCACTACTAATATTGCATAAGAAAAACACCCTGCATTTTTTACAGGGTGTTTCTCTGGCAGTTTTTCTCACAAAAGATAATGAAAAAGGAAACTTCTGTTCCTGCTTCCTCTTCCATTTTAAACTTTAACACACTTCTTTGCGACATGTACGACATTTGCGACAAACTTTTAAAAATTTTTAAGAAATCTTTCGAATTCCTTCTGAACTCCCTTTTCGGTAGTCCTCGGATACATTTTTTCAGCTACCTCCTTCCACGTTAACCGCTCTATATATTTGTATCTAATAATTCTCTGAATACGCATTGGGGCTTTATTGATAATTTCTAATGCCTGCAGCTTTGCATCTTCTGCTTTTTCCTTACGCTCATTTAAAATTAACCGTTTTCTTCTTAAATATTCAACTTGCCGCTCGTCTGTTCCTTTAATGTTGAAGCTTTTTTCTACATATGGATATTCTCTCATACTTCCTTTTACTTTATCTGAGGTCATCATTGATTCTTCATTTTGCAATGCTGCAATATCCCTCTCTGTCTCTCTAACAAGCTCACATGCATCTACATAATTCTCAAGAACTCTTCTTATATCCAACAAAACCACCCCTTATCTATAAATCTTGCCCGTTTTCTTGTCTCTAAGTTTAATCCGTCCAAATACTTCAAATCCTCTTTTATTTGCTTCTCTTCTCATATTTTCAACTATCTCTCTTACGGCATTAGGTGGCTTATCCGCTGCCTTAATCGCATCATGTGCTGTCTGGTCTTTGTAATGTTCGTGATTTCGTGTATCCATCTAATCACCTATCCTTTAAATGCAATAATTATAAGTAATATGTAAGTTAATGCCAGAAATATTGTTTTGTATTTATTCATTCCTTACTCCAATCCTAATTGTCTTCTGATTTCTTCCATAAATGTTCCACAGCAAAATGCTCCAGCAATCTTAACATTGTTCCAGCTGCAATCTTCACAAGCCGGAGGCGTTAAAACATATCCATCACATCTCTTGAAATCCTCTTCCATCTCTTTTGATACATGTAGCCTTACTTCTACATGAGGTGCTGGAAAAACCTTAATTGTTTTTGCTTTTTCCATCTCACTTCCTCCTTCCAGACATCGCAGTGTTTACTGCTTTTTCCACCCGCTTCAAATACTTTAACTGGTTCTGGATGTACTCATCCGAGTCTTTGCCTCCGGCCGCCTTCCAATCAGCGATTCTCTTATCAACATCCTGCAATACTTTAATCGGGATTATATCAAGATTGATATCTTCAAGGCTAATCTGTTCCATCTATCTTCATCCTCCTATATTTTTTCTAAATCAAAAAGTGACAACTGTACTTGTGGTTCAAAATTCATCCATAAAACTTCCTGTTTTTTACTTCCTGCTTGGGAATAAGTTGTCTGAGTCTCTTTGTGCCAATCCTTCAGCAACGAGTTATACATTTCTGATTCATATCCGCTGAGCAAGACAGAACCTTTATGTTCTTTTAATTGATGTAGTAATTGCTCATGAGCTTCCTCTGTCATTTCATTTTTATACTGCTTTCCACCACTTCGTGTATCGAGCAGATACGGTGGGTCACAATAAATTAATACATTTTCATAATTAAACTTAGAAATGACATCTACGGCTTGTCTGTTCTCAATCTGTACCCCTCTAAGTCGTTCTGTTACCTCAATAATTCTATCTGGTAGGCTTTTCCAATCTAAAGCTGCATATGCTTTTTCTCTTCCTTGCACATCATTTTTCCATCCAACTTTAGCCTCTGTAGTACGATAACCATAGCCCATGTTCAAGCGAATTAAAAATTTGACTGCTTTATCCAAACTGTTTTCTTTATCATCTGGCAAATATGCATTATCATATATCTGTCGTGCATATGGAGTATAATATACTTCATTGGCCAGCTTTTCTGGGTCATGTTTCACCCAATAAAATAAGTTAACAACATCCCCATCTAAATCATTAATCGTTTCTATGTCTGAACGCTGCTTAGAAAAAAATACAGCTCCGGAGCCAACGAATGGCTCCAGATAACTACGGTGTTCTGGAAAATAAGAGAGTATCCAACTAGCAATCCTCCATTTACTTCCAGGGTATCTTAAAAAGCTCTTTATTTTTATCACTCCTTCAAATATGTTCATGCGGCTGTATTGGTTCCCAGTGCTTTTCAGCATCCCGTTCAATTAACCGATTATACCGCTCCACAAACTCTTCCTCGCTGATTTTTCCTTTCATACATTTCTCTGCCAGCCCCATATAAGTATCCGCTTTAATCGCATCTATCCGCTCCTTAAATTCGTTCGTATCTATCTTCCCATTGATTAGCATATCATGTAAAATCCTATAATCGTGTCTCATAATCACTCCATTAATCTGATAACTGGATCCGGCTTTTTAATATTCCAATTTTCTGGAATTCTTCCTGTTATGTGGCAAGTTCCATCTTCTCTCCCTAATGGGCATTTTTGGCAACAATCGACTCCGGTATTGCCGCTACACGTTTCTTGTATTAGTCTAAGTGCCTCATAAATTTTCTCATAATCCATCTTATGCCTCCTTTCTCCCCGGCCGTAACCGGGGAATAATAATTATTTGTTCTCTAAAAATTTATTAATAAAATATTGCTGACCTTTTCCGGTCACCTTCGTAGTTTTAACTATTTTTGCTGAACCATCAGGATTGGTAATTATTGATTCTTTGATTTCTAAAATTTTAAGTTCCATACTCCGCTGCGTTGGCATATTATGTTCTGACCCACTCCGCTTAATTAAGTACCCATTGTCTCTCATCCATTGAAACAGCCTCTTCTGACCTATCTCGATTCCATTTTGTTTTAAAATTTTAGCCAACTCTCCAATTAGAATTGATGAATAGCTAGATGTCACGGCATCTGCAAAAACCTCCTTGGGTTTCATGCGATGAATCTCTTTGTCTTTACTCTCAATTATCTTCTGCGCTGCTTTTAATCCAGCAGCCATTATTTCTTCCGGAGTCATACATTCCTGATCCATTATGTACCCACCGTTTTTACGAATAGATGGGAGAACTTCTCCCGTTACCCAGTCAATGAATCTATTTGCAGATGACTTTCGACTCTGAAAAATAACTTTATACAAATTAGCCTCATTCACAAAGTTTGCATTTTGTTTTCTTCCTACGTTATCGATGACCTCATTAATAATGACCCCATCTCCATTCAGTCTAGTTTTCAGTTGACTAATATTTTTAATTTCTAAAGCCTTACATATATCCAATAAACAAAACCACGGTTCATTATTGATATTCATAGTTCGTACTTTCCCAAATTCTACATTTTCAAAAATCATTAAATCGTTCATTTTATCACCTTTCATTCTTCCAAGTAATTTTTACCAAACATCTTCATAAACTCCTCTCTTGTATATTTCTTTTCGAAAGCTCTCTGCCCATCTTCTCTAAGCAGTCTCATCATTTCAGCATTATTGTGAACTGCTTCCTTACCACTGATATGATGTTCCAGGCAAAGATAAACTTTTAATCCTTCCGCTTCCGACTTATTTCTGTTTGAACCGCCAAATATATGGTGTTCGTGCACTGCTCGTTTCCACTCTCGCATTGGTTTTAATTTCATGCAGAGGTAACAAGGTTCTCCCTTTTGTTGTAATATACTCGATTTATGTTTCTTTCGTTTTTTCAATCAGGATTCCTCCTCAGATCTACCATTCCTAATTGTTTTAATACTCCCTCTTTGTCTTCGTCCATTCGGTGAAGCATTACTCTGAATTTACCAACATTATTTTCCCATACAACAGACCACTCGTTATAAGTAGGGTTTGCTGGAGCTGTTTCCCCTTTTTCTGTTTCGCAATAACTACTGTCTACTGCTTTTACGCAGGTATTATCTACTAATTTGGTTTCACCAGATGCATCCTGTAATACTCGTAATATTCTGCTTGCACTTGAAATATTTAACCAATTTGTCACTTCCGTTGGGTGCATATCCACATATTTTTTTATTTCAAGTGGCAATCCAGTCTCTAACTGATTACCTGATTCTAAGACTTGATACCGCTGTCCATCTTCTGGAAGCATTCCGGAAAGTGCTACAATATCCCCTAATGTTTCCTTTGGAATATATTCTTTTAAAAATTCCATCTCCCAGTATCCTGCTGCTATATATAAGCTTTCTGCTTTACAAGCAAGATAAAGGGTTCTATGCTTATACGCTTCTTTTAATAACTTTTTTAAAATCTTAGGGTTCAAAAACATTTCGACTCCTTTCTCCTCCGGAGCAAATCCGGAGGAATAACAATGGCATATAGTTCACATGGAACCGTTAATAAGTTGCTGTAATATGTAAAACCCCTGGAGGTTGTCCAGCTATTTCTTCATTTCTTCACTTAGCCAATTTTCAACATCTGCGATGCTGTTGAATGTTAGATGATGGCTCTACGAAATCTTCTAAAATTCCGTTTTCTGTTTCCATATTTCTTAAACATCTTTTTTCATCCTCTCTGTCAGTTATCCACATTATCCACAAAGCTGTGGATAACTTCTTTCTTACTACTTTTCAAAATCGCTCCCCCTATTTGGGATTTATGCGGTTTTTAGCAATTTGTAGTTACTCTTTTTAACTGTTCTTGTATCCACATACTGTATTCGTGTTTTCCTGGTTCCGATAAGAGTAGATGCTCCCCAGCTTTTTCTTTCAGTTGTTTCCATAAGTCTCCGTTTGCTACTGGTTCTCCTTTTGTAGTTACATATCCATTTTGTTCCCATCTATCCAAATTTTCTTCGAGCATGGTGAGAATGAAGGCATTTTCAGTATGAATATGTATTTCGCTTGGTTTTACCACCCTGCCTACTGCTTCCGTTATAGCTTCCAAGGTGGCTCTGTTATATGTTCCTTTTGTTTCTTTGAACCCCTGCTTTGTTTCTAGTTTTCCTTTTAGTGTGCAGGCAAGCACATATCCGTATTTGCGGGGTTGTACTCTTGGGGCTTTACTATCTGTCCCTATGTAGATATGTACTTCCATCATTCCCTCCTTTTCAGCTTTAGCAACGTATATTCTCTAAATGGATATCCCGTGACAGGATTAACCCCCTCATAAACGGAATCTTTGTCTATGTAATAGCCCTTTGGTACACGAATCTTGTTCCATGTTTTCCACCTGATATACACTTTTCGCTCCGGCTCTGGTAACGGCAGATTCCGTGAGGTAGAATAGCTTGTCTCTCTAAGACGTTTATCTGTCTGAGGAGTCTTTGTGATGTAAGCTGCTAAATTTCGAAATCCTCCTCTTTCATATAGCAACTGATTTATCACTTTCCCCTTGCTCCATGCTTTTCTAAGAATCAAATCAGTATCTTGGATTCTGTTTATTACCAAATGTACATGCCAGGCATTTCTGGTTCCCACCTCAATATTTCGAATCCATCTTACCTGTTCCCCTCTCTTCTTGTATTCTCTCCGTATCACTTTCATTGCATCGGAAAAGTCTTTCTTAGCTTCTTTCATATCCTGGGGTCTGTTTTCTTTCTGGTATGTCAAACAAGTAAAGTAGTCTCCCTCAGAAAAATACTGCATCAGTTTCCTACGACACTTCTTTTCTTTGTTCTTCTGATTTACCTTTGCCATCTGCTCAGGGGTAACCTTCTTACGTTTCTCTCTTTTTGCACCCGGAGCAAGATATCTATAGGTGTGCATTTCCTCTACATCTATTCCGTTTTTCGTCTTGTATATTTTCTTCGTATAACTCATATTTCAATATCCTCAGAGCCTATCTTTAATACGTTGTTCAAGTTCCATCCGGGTCTTTCACCCCGGTTTTTTCTTGACATTATTGTTTTCAGATAGTACACTTTAGATATCGTTATTTAGCGTGTACCATCTTTGGTATTTGCTACTAAGAGGAGTCAAATGTTTGACTCCTCTTTTTCATGCTATGATATAGGTTTGTTTAATCACTTTACTTTTGTTCTTTGCATAATTTTCTGCTTCTGCCATTGTTCCGCAGAAGCATTCTAGACTTCCATCTTGCCAGCGAATAATCTTCGCCAGATTCTCCTTATTTTGTGGGTACTCCATTTTTCTTCAAATCTTTCGCAAGCCACCACTCCAGTGCAGCCTTCCGTTCCAAGAGACGTTGTGATGTAGGTTGCGATTCAAGGGCAGTCTCCGTTTGGTTGTACTTGTGTAATAAAAAATTAATTATCATCTTTCATTCCCTCTTCTATTAATTCTTCAAGGTATTCGATGCAACTCTCATACGTTTCACGTTCCCCTTCTTCACCTGTATACATACGAAATGCCTCATCAAATCCTTTTGCTATATCAAACTGACCTACTGCAATATGTACATCCATGCCGTAATTATCGTAGGATAGTAATATTGCATTTCCGGCTTGTTGTGCTAAATGAATCTTACGGAATAAATATTCTGCATCTTCTGCATCTAACGGGATTTCTTCTTTCGCTTCGTTTTTTGCACCTAACAGTTCTCTCGTTCGTCTTGTAAAGTCCTCTTCACAAATCAGATACGGTCGTTCCTCTGCTTGCATTGCCTCTTCAAACACTTCTCTCATCTGTTCATGCATTTCTTTCGGAATCGAATTCTTTACTAACCAAACTGCCAGTTCCAATTCTGAAATGTAATCCATATCATTTCCGTCTATTTCTAAAATTTTTCTTGCTAAATTAACTTTAAGCATAATTTTCCCTTTCGTTTTTCCCCGTTATGGAGTATACTGTAGTTGATATTATTATGTTTGTGCCCAACCGGGAGTTGCCGCTCCCTAAGGCACATTTTTTCATATTCCTTGGTTTTGTCTGTAAACAGCTTTCATAAATGTTGCGGCTGCTTGCTTAAATGCTTCCATTCTCCGTTGTCTTTCTTCCTCCGGAATATCAGGTCTATGAATACGAATAACACAATTTTCACGTTCCAAAGTGATTACTTCCTTTTCCATTCAATTACTCCTTGCTTATGTTCATATTCATGTTTATGTGTAACAGCTTGTTTGTCTTCTATTTTTTATTAGTTGTTGATTAATTATCCCTCCTATCCTGCTTTCTCGTCTCTTTCTGTACCGGCTAATTCCTCATCTTTTCATCCAAATATTTATTGACATTTTTTTACATCTCCTCTATTATATTATCACGGGATACTTACATGCCCGAATATATAAGAAAGGAGTTGTGTGCTATGGCTATTTATAAGATTTCTGAATTAACAGATTCTTTAAAATCTGCTTTATTCGACGGTTACGAATATGTAGAAATTTCTCTACTTACCGATGATGAAGACGATTCTGAACCAGAAACTCTTTCTCTCGATTATATGGAAACTGCACATGATGGAGAGACCGATATGATTGATTCTGTTACTTTACCTTCTGGCTATATTGCTCATCTAAAGCAATAACATATTCAAATTCTAACTCGCCATCCAACATTCTTCTTACTTTTGAAATAGACTGTTGGATGGCTTTCTCTATTTTTCTTTTATCTTTTGCTTCTGAAATTTTTGCCATAATTGTTATCTTGTTTTTTCCAGATTTTCTGCTTTTATTTTTCTTTATAACCATTTTTATTCCTCTATTGCTTATCCTGAACAGCTTGACAAAGAGCTTTCCCCTCAATTTTAGTGGCACTATCTTTTACAGCAAAATTTATATTCAAATTGAAACAGCTAAGTTTATGAATTATTTTCTGCAATTGGTCAGCTTTTTCGCTTACCTCTCTCAATAACTCTTGAAATTCCTGCAAATTAGCCATTTCAATTTGCAAAGTTCCTGTCGGAACACTTGATTTTTCTTCTTCACTTGCGTTTTCTGGGTAATAATATCCTCTCATCTTTCCCTCCTATCCTGCTTTCTCATTATCTCTGGCGATAGTTTCGCCTTTCGTCAAGCCGTCCATGAACGCATCTGTCAGCATTTTTCCTACTTTGCTTAATTCAGAATACATTTTCATAAATTCTTTTCCGTCTTCAATATCTGCTTGTGTCAAATACTTATATCCTGTCTGTGTCATATGTATCTCTCCTTTCTTTGTTTGTTGATTGTAAAACAATTATACGTCGATATAAAACATTTGTCAATACATTTTTGTTGATTTTTTCAACACATCATGTTATATTGTTGATGAAGGGAGGACTTGCATGAACGAAAGAATAAGAGAATTAAGAAATGCGTTAGGAATGACGCAACAAGATTTCGCCAAAAAAATTGGAGTCAAAAGAAATACAGTAGCCACATATGAAATGGGAAGAAGCATTCCTAGTACTTCTGCTATTTCGCTTATTTGCGAAAAATTCGATGTTAATGAAGAATGGCTTCGAAATGGTGAAGGGGAAATGTTTGTTCAAAGATTGCCGGAAGACGAATACACTAAGGCGGCTCTTATGTTAAAAAAGGACAATGATAAATTGGCTATGCAAGCGGTTGTGGAATACTGGAAACTTTCTCCACAATCCAAGGCCGCTATAAGAGAATACATTGTGAATGTAGCTAGTAAATTAAAAGAAGAGTAGCGCAACGCTACCCTTCTTTTTTTTATTTAAGCTTCAAATAAAGTTTTTATGCAAGTATATAAAACTTTAATGTCCTCTAATGATAATTCCTCTATTTTTTCTATATTTCCCCTGATATACTCCTCATATCGTTCTTTTAATGTCTTTTCCTCTTTTTTCATAATTATGTACGCTCCTTTCTAGCAATATATTTCAACCAATTCTTTCTTCGTCATTTTGCTCCTTTCATATTCTTCTGCTAATATGGTTCATTTTTCGATACATTATATGATTATTTTATCATACTTTATCAAGGATATGTAGTAGCGTCCGTATACACGGACACTTTTTTTACTTATATGGTGATTCATATAAATCTGATATGGTCATTTCCAATTTCTCAGCAATTATTTCTAATACATCCAATCGGGGACTTATTTTTCCTGTAGCAATATCATTTAAAGTTGAATGACTAATTCCTGTTAATTTTTCTAAGCCTCGAAAAGATATTTTTTTCTCCTGCATGGCTTCTGTTAAAAGCACCCTCATTACCATTCTCCTTTCTATTAATGAGGCTTAGTTTTTGCTCTTTTTCAGAATTCTATACAACTAAGAACATTTATTCGTTTTCTTGCTACAATTATACTATCCGAACATTTGTACGTCAATTAGTAACTTTTCCCTGATATTAATAGTATGACAGATTCGGTAAATTAACATTTTCCTCCTTTCGAAATCAGTGTATCAAACAAAAATAAAAAAGAATTTTTGTAAGAAAAATACACCGTTAAATTCACAAACAACTTGCCAGTTCGTTTTGTGTTCACTTAATATGTATAAATTTTTCGTTTTGTCGGCATTTTTTTGCAAAAAATTTATTTTCATGCATTTTTACAAAATCGCTTATCAAATCTTTCGATTCTTATATACATTCCACAATTTTTAGTGTATAATTGTCCTCGTAACTACTTAAATTTTTATTCATACGAGGAAAAGGAGAAAAAACTTATGAAAAAGAAATTATTAGCACTTAGTTTAATTGCAGTAATGTCATTATCATTTACTGCCTGCGGTGGTGGAAATACAAGCTCTTCATCTGATACTAAAACAAAAGTCGAAGCTACTACTGCCGCTCCAGAGGCTGCCACAGAGAAAAACAAAGAGTCTTATCAGTCTATTTTAGATAACTATACCCAGAAGCTTAAGGATGCTACTCCTGGCTTAGTAGATGAATTTAATAAAGAAGCCTCAGAAAAATCCAAAGATATAAATGCTCTCGCCGAAATTTGTAACTCAAAAGTTGAAAAATTGGCTGAGATTTGTAATACTGGTGTTGGAGAAATGGCAGATCTTATGAATAAAAACGGAGATGACTACTCCAAATACGAAGAATGGGCTAAAAAGCTTCAAGATGTTTATACTACACAATCTAAAGAAATTCAGGATGCATATACTTCCGTTGCTACCGGTCAATAATGTTTGCACCGGTACGCTGGTATTTCTTATATGCAAAAGGGCAGTTCATCCGCTGCTCTTTTCTCTTGCACATATGTTCTGTCTATCGTATAATTATTTTACAAATAAAAAATCCGGTACTGGCAATACCGGATTCGTAACTTATCAACCAGGATGATTGATAATAAACACAGATAAATTATATCATACATCCTGCCGTTTGCATAGGGTGTATTTTTTATACCCTTTTTAGGGAGGCAATCAATGTATAATGATTCAAAAGGCATTTATTTAATGTATCTCAGAAAATCACGTGCTGATGAATATAATCAAGATGTCGAAAATATTTTAAAGCGACATGAAGAAGAACTTCAATCCCTTGCCAAGCGTGAATTTGGCGAGCTTATTCCTGAAAAATATATTTTTAGAGAAGTAGTCTCTGGTGGAACCATCAAAGACAGGCCTTTGATGAAAGAAATCTTAAAAATGATGGAATCTGGAATAATAGCAGGAGTCCTTGTTGTTGACCCTCAGAGGCTTTCTCGTGGTGATTTATTAGACCAGGGACATATAATCAATGCATTTAAATATACTAATACTTTAATTATAACGCCCTATAAGACTTATGACTTAAACGATACTACCGGAACAGATATGAAATTACTGAAAATGGAATTGAATCACGGGGCCGACTACCTGGATTATTATAAGATGGTTCAAGCAAGAGGAAAGCTGGCATCTGTGCGAGCTGGTAATTTCATTCAACCTATTCCACCTTTTGGCTATAGAAAAGTACGTTATGGCAAAGTAAGCACTTTAGAACCCATAGAGGATGAAGCCAGAATCGTGCGAATAATATTCCAGAAGTATGCCGAAGGGAAAACAATATGTGGGGTTACAAACGAATTAAATGCAGAAGGATATATACCTCCTAGCAAGCAGATATGGACTAAAGGAAGCGTGAAACGGATTTTATCAAATCCTGTGTATGACGGAAAAATACGATGGGGATTTACCCCTAATAAAACGGTAATGGAAGATGGAAAATTAAAAAAATATCGCCCCGAAAGACACGATTATCTATTATTTGATGGGAAGCATGATGCAATAGTTAATCACGGTTTGTTTATGTCTGTTCAGGAACGTCTGTCTAAAAATAAATCCTTTACGAATGACCGCTCTTTAAAAAATCCACTTTACGGAATTATGTACTGTAAAAGATGCGGCAGAAAAATATCAAGACTAAATGTAACAGAGTCACGAGGTGGGCATCGTTACGCATGTCCTAACAAATTATGTGATGTTCAATCATCGAGATATGATTTAGTAATAAATGCTGTCATTGACGCAGTTCAGTGTGCTATAGACGATTTTGACATCACCGTTCATGAGTGTAATGTATCTGATTCAAGCGAAAAGATTCGGGGATTGCGCCAGGAGTTAACCAAACTAAACAGCAAAGAGGAAACTCTATTTGAACTACTTGAAACAAAAGTATATTCAACCAGTATTTTCACACAACGCCATGCAGAGTTAGAGAAAAAACGACAAGAAATCCTTGGCAAAATCAACACTCTCTCCCTAATACCCCCTCCTGAATCTTGTAACGACAAGAAAATGCGTTTTAAAGATGCACTTCTTGCTTTAAAAGATGAATCTATGCCCCCAAAAGAAAAAAATCATTTATTAAAGAAATGTATAGAAAGAATTGATTATGATATAGAGGGAGTAAGATATCACTCAAAAGTCAAATTGGATGTTTATTTTAAATTTTAAGCGAGGTGTTTCAAA